GAGCCGGCGCCGGGCTTCGGGTTCCGCGGCAGCACCACCACGATCGTCTGCGGTGACCCGCCTGGTACCGGAGGCTCGGGCGGCGGCGGCGGCGGCGGCGGTTTCAGCGGTGACGAGTCCGTCCGGATCACGGTCACCTGAGTACCCGGTGTGTCAGACTGACGGTACGCAGCGGAGACGGAACGGCCGGATCCCGGGCAGCAGCCCCCGGGACCGCCTCTGTGGCCGATGATCTTCACCCCGACGTCGCCGCTGAGCTGCGGCTGCTGCGGGCTGAGATCGCCGCGTCGCGGTCGCTACCGGGATCGTCCTGGCCGCCGGCCTCGGCTCCCTCGAAGCTGACGTCGCGCGGCTGGCGGGCCTGCAGCCCGGCCCGGAAGCGACCGCGCTGGCCGCGGACATCCGGGTACGGCTGGCCGGGGGAGGAACGGTGAAGCCATGACCGCTGAAGAACTGATCGCGAAAGCGGCAGCCTGCATCACCTGCGGGAACGAGCACCAGCACCGCTGGGTTACCCCCGACCAGGTCAGCTGGGCCGCTGACGACGGCCACCCGTACCGCCCGGCCATGAGCACCAGCGTCGTGGCCCAGCTCCGGTACCTGGTCACTGGCACGTACACCAGCCCCTTCCAGAAACCGCCCAGGCGCCGCTGGGAGCCGGCATGAGCGAGCAGCCGCCGGAGACCCCGGAGGTCCCGGGCGACGGGCAGGTCCCGGAAGACGGGGAAAGCACCCCCGACCTGGAAGCCATCCTGCGGGCCAGCCAGGGCATCACCCCAGACATGGACACGGCGGTCGACGCGCTGGCCGCTGTGCACGCCAGGTGGCGCCAGGCCTGGGCAGAAACCGGGGCGTTCTCCCCCGATGAGACATTCGAGCTCGTGCGGATACTCGTCGCCGCGTCAGCCGGCGGGATCCGGTCCCTTTGATGGCCCGGGGGGCAGGCAGCACTGCGGACGGGCCGGACCGGGACCTGTGCGCCAGCTGCGGGACCCGGTTCCCGGCCGGCCAGCTCTGCGAGACCTGCCGCCCGCCGGACAAGACATCCGCCGGGCAGCTGGCTGTTTTCGGCGGGGTCGACGGCCTGGTCATGTTCCTGGGCCTGACCCTCGGCCTGATCGTCTCCAGCCAGTCCCCGTCCGCCATCTGGCACGCGGCTCTTGGCGGTGCCGCCGGGGAGCTGGTCGGCATGACCGCCGGGCAGCACCTGTCCGACCCGGATTCCGGCTGGCCGGCGGCCTTGATCTGCGGGGTAGCAGGGGCGCTGGCCTGCATCAGCCCCGCGTGGCCCTTCCTGATCTGGCCCAGGATCCCGGCACTGGAAACCTCGCTGGCGTTCGCCGGGGTGATCGCCGGGGTGATCGCCGCCCTGCGTCCCGAGCGCGGCTGGCCGGCGATCGCACGTACCTACGGCATCCTGGTCGCCGCCGGGATCCTGTCCGGGCTGACCGGGCTGGCCTTAGACTGAGCTCGGCAGCGGCACGGAAATCCCGGCGCCCGGGCCAGCGGAGACAGGGTCCCCGATGGCCAGAAGGCACGCCCGCCCGTCACGGCAGTACCGGTATGAGCACTACGACCCGCGCTGACCCGCCTGCCAGCCCTCCCCCGGACGCGCCGCCTGCCGCCCGGCGGGGCCGCCCGGAGCACACGGGCCTGTTCATCTTCCTGGCCGTGCTGGCCGCGGTCACCTGGAGCCTGGCGGCGCACCCGTGGGGGTGGGCGTTCGGGATCGGCGTGCACCCGTACCCGGAGAGTTCCAGCACGCCGTGGACGTACCAGCTCTACTCCGGGTTCCTGCCCGCGCTGACCGTTCTCAGCCTGGTCACGCTGCTTTTCGGCGCCTGGCGTCACCTCAACTGCCATGTCGACGGCTGCCCCCGGATCGGCCGCTACCCCGTCGCGGGCGGCCGGTTCAAGGTCTGCCGCGCCCACCACCCCGAGGAGGAGGTGCGCAGCCGGTCCGTAAGCCACCGGCACATCCTGGCGGCGCACCGGGCCCACCTGGAACGGCAGTCATGAGGCACGCGCCCGCCGTCATCGCCATTGCCTGCGCCGCCGTGCTGGACCTGATCGGCGGGATCTTGTTCGCCGCCGCCGAGCACATCCCCGTCACTTCCGGGCTGTACTGGGCGGTGACCACCGCGACCACCGTGGGGTACGGCGACATCGAGCCGCGTAACCCGGCCGGGCGGCTTATCGCCGTGTTCGTCATGCTGACCGTGATCCCGCTGTTCGGGGCGACGTTCTCCCTGTTCACTTCAGGGCTGGCCGGCGTCCGGATCGAACGGCTCAGCACCGGCCTGCACACCCGGCTGCAGCGGATCGAGGAGAACCACCGCCAGGTCTGCCACCACCTAGGGCTGACCCCGGTGCCGCCGGTGCCGCCAGGGCCGGGCCTCCCGGGGGTGCAAGGTGGCTAGCTCGCGCCTGCCGCTGCCGCGCAGGACCCGCCTGCGGCTCCTGGTCACCGGGTACGTGGACAGCGCGGCCTACTGGCTCATCTGCCATGACCGCTGCACGGCTGCCATCCGGCTGTGGAAGGCCTGCGGGATGTGGGAGGACGGGCCGCCCGTTGGCTGACTGCTGGATCGCGCCGCTGCCCCGCTGCCCGGTGCACGGCCAGATGCACTACCGGTCGCAGACAAAGCCCTCCGGCGGCGGCATCCAGGTCATCGTCCGGAGCGAGTGGGTGTGCCACGGCTGGGACGGCGAAGGCTGCGAGCACGTCGTGAACTCAGACGACCTGCCCTGGACTCCCGCCGGGCGCCCGGCGATCACCGGGACGTTCCTCACCGGAACGGATCACCGCTGTGGCTGACCTTACCGAGGGCATGAGCATCCGCTTCCCGGGACAGCTCGCTGCCGCCGCGGCAGGGCTCGCGCACCGGGACGGGATGTCCCTCGGTGCCTGGATCCGCCGCGAAACCGAACGCGAGATAGCCCGCAGGAGCGGCAGGTGCCCAGCCTGCGGCCAGGACCTCCCGGAGCACAGCCATGGCTGACCTCACCGCCATCCGCAACGCGCTGGCCGCCCAGATCACCGATGCCACCGGGCTGCGGTGCGACGGGCAGGCCCGGGACCAGGTCTCGCCCCCGTGCTCTGTCATCCTGCCCGGAAGCCCTTACGTCACGTTCGGCGCGACCATGGACGGGGCATTCAACTTCAATCTGGTTATATTGGTAATTATCAGTGATGCCGCTCCTGTTGAAAAGACTCAGCGTGCCCTGGATGTATATCTGGGTATCGGAGAAGGCGAAGGTGAATCAATTCCAGCGGCGGTCATGTCGGATACAACTCTCGCTGGTACGGTGCATTTCATTGAGCCTATGACTATCAGCACGTATGGAAGAATAGAGTATAGCGGGATTACCCTGTTCGGTGCACGCCTTTCACTGACAGGAGGCGCTATCTGATTGCCGGGATCCAGATGCCTATCTCGTTGAGAATCAGGGCGATGTTTTCATCGTGGAAGTACTCGTACCCGCGTACAGGAACCGCACCTGCCATTTCAAGCGCGACCCTTATCTTCTGCTCGACATACGCTGACAGGCCCTCAAGGAGTCCCGTTTTAAGGTATATAACTTTGTTGAACCCGTCTCTGCGATGGTTGCTCAAGCGCAGGCGACCATCCTGGTTTGTAATACCGAATTTCACGGTAGACGCTGCCTCGTTTCGTACCACGTACAGAACATCTTGTCCCAGCCATCCGCACACCATGCACATGCCCTGACCTTGCTGGAGACTGTGCGGACGCGGCCTGCATTCATGTCCTCGGGAGCACAAGCAGCGATGAGGTTTGTCACTCCCCAGATATTTCAGTTCAAGCACTACTCCGCCTAGTTCAGCAACTCGCGCATAAAAGCTCTCACAGGCAGCATTCTTTCGCTTAGCAGTTACCAGGTTTTCATGATCGGCGCATTTCCGGCATAGGCCCTGGTCTTGCTGAATATTGTTCGGCAGGGGATAGCACTCATGGCCATTAACGCACAAGCAGCAATGATGCCTCAGAGCTCCCAACCATCTCCGCTCAAGAACCACGCCACCCAACTCAGTAACCCTCCTGCGAAAATTCTCCCAAGCAATATCCGGGTCCAGACCCGCACAAGCACGGCATATACCCTGGCCTTGCTGGACACTTCCTGGCACCGGTCGGCATTCATGCCCTTGAGCACACCGGCAGCGGTGAGCCGTTTTAGCTCCCAGATATTCCGGTTCGAGTACTTCACCGCCTAGCTCAGCGACCCGCTTGCGAAAGTTCTCCCAGGCAGTAGCAGGATCGTTTCCAGCGCAGACCCGACATATGCCATTGCGTATAGCGTTGTTCGGGATCGGCCTGCAGTCATGCCCTTGAGCACACCGGCAGCGATGGGGTTCCTTATTCCCCAGCCACTCCGGTTCGAGCACTACACCGCCTAGTTCAGCGACCCGTTTACAGAACGCATCCCAGGCAAGTTGCGATCGCGGGTCTACGCGGACCTGAGCCGCGCATTTACGGCAGATGCCATCGCCTTGCTGGATATCGTTCGGTCGTACCCAGCACTCGTGACCGTTCTTGCACCGACAAAGATGCGGTTTCAGAGCACCCAGGTACTCAGGCTCGTGTACCTCACCGCCAAGCTCCGTGATCCGCTTACGGAAGTAGTCCCAGGCTTGCTGCGAACGCGGACGCAAAGGCTTAGACAGCGGACGCAGGTCCACAGGCATGGCAAGCTGGTTCACAGCGCAGGTCCGATCTGCGTCAGGCCCGGCTGCGTGGGGCGGCTCCCGTTGCGGCCGGGCCGATGACTGTATTCCTGTCTCTTACTGTACCTGTTTTCCCGTCAGGAACATCCCGCCACCGCAACGTCCCCCGCCAGCCGCCTCCGCGGCCTTAGACTGGCCTTGCTGCCGCGGCCCCGTGCCTTCAGCGCACGGCCGGAGCCGGCTCGCTGTCACCGAACAGGAGCCTGCTCATGCCCACGTCCCGCGCCCCGCACGTCCTCGGTACCTACGGCAGGCGTCCGCCCAAGCGCGCTCCGGCCATCCGGTTCAGCGCTATCCGCCGTACCGGCAGCGGGGGAGGCGGGCTGCCGCCGGCTGCCGTCGACTACCTGTACCCGCTGGGCGGCGGCTGGCTGATGCTGGGCAACGGCCCGGACGACACGGTATCGCCCGGGTTCCCCGGCTGCGGCGACTGCGTGCCAGTCACCTGGGCCAACATCCGCCGGGTGATCAGCACGACGATCGGCGGGAAAGGGGTCTACCCGCCCTGGGCCCAGGTGCTGGCCGCCTACCGGACGCAGAACCCGGGCTTCGACCCGGACGGGGACCCGGACACCACCGGCCCGGGCTCGCCCGCGGATGGCGGCATGGACATCCAGACGTTCCTGGAGTGGCTGGTCGCCAACCCCGGCTCGCTCGACGGCGGCAAGCTGCTGGGATTCGCCTCCGTCGACTACACCAACGCGGAGGAAGTCCGGGCGGCGCTCGACGCAGGCGGCGTGCTGTGGCTCGGCATCAACGTGCAGTCGGCCCAGGAAACCCAGTTCGGCAACGGGCAGCCCTGGAACTGGGTGACCGGGAACCCGGTCGAGGGCGGCCACTCCATCGTCTGCGGCGGGTACGGCGAGGAAGTCGTCGGCGGCACCCCGGCCATGGCCGGCGACGAGAAGTTCATCACCTGGGCGGAGGAAACCAGCTTCACCGACACGTTCTGGGCGAACGGGGCCGAGGAGCTGTGGTTCCCGATCTGGGCTGAGCAGCTGGGCACCCGCGAGTTCCAGGCCGGCGTCAGCATAAGCGCCTTCGCCGCGGAGTACGCCGCGATCACCGGCAAGCCGTTCCCCGGCACGGTGACCCCGCCCGCGCCGGTCCCGCCTGTACCCCCGGTGCCGGACCCCCCGCTCCCGCCCGTCCCGCCAGCGCCTGTCCCTCCGGTTCCCGTGCCCCCGGTCCCGGTGCCTGTCCCTCCGGTTCCGGTTCCTCCGGTGCCAGGGCCGGACATCAACGCTGCGGACGTGGCCCTGGCCGCCGCGGTCGGGCACTGGCCGGAACGCAACCACTTCGGCGCGAACGCCAGGATCGCGCACGCGCTCGAAACCTGGCTCGCCGCGAAGGGATTCATCAGCTGATGGACGAGCCGGGTACGCAGTCGCCGGAGGACGGGCCGGAGTTCCAGCTGTTCCCGCCGGCCTGGTTCGTCGCCCGGTACAACGCGACCCGGGCGGCATACGGCCTGCGCCCGGCGACCGCGCTGGACCCCAACGTCATGGCGATGTGGCACTTCGCCACCCGGCCGGTGCCCCAGCCGATGGCAGTGGTGACCGGTTTCTAACCCGTACCTAGTCCACTCGATGGAATCCGCGCAGGTCACAACAACGCGGAGGCGGGAGGATTTTCCTGCGATGTCAGGATCTAGTCCACCTGACGGAATCCGTCATGACCGCGCGATGTTCCGACCGGTCGGAGAATCCGGCCATTACTGCGGGCCGGACTGCGCCTGGCAGCCGGACCCGCGCTGCACCCGGACCGGCCACCGGATCGCCCGGGACGGCGTCCCGCCGCGCCAGACCCGCGAGCTGCCTGCGCTGCTGTGGCCCTTCGAGGTGGCCGGCAGGCTCGAAGCCCGGCTCCGGCGCCGCTACACTGCCGGATGACATCAGTACGGGCCGCGGCCTTACGGAGCCGGCCTCCCTGCAAGCGTTTCATGAGGGGAGGTGGTGCCCGATGCGCATTCTTATGGTGCATCCTTTACCCGGACCCGACTTCAGTGTTCATGACGTCTTCACCGGCTGGCTCGAAGCGTTTCACGAGCTCGGCGTCCAGGTAGCCGTGCACAACACCAACGATCGCCTGGTGTTCTTTTCCCGGGCGCTGCTCCCGCTGATCGACCCGGTTACCGGCAAGGAAGCCAAGGACGAATTCGGGCTCCCCATCGTCAGGCAGGCTGTTACTCAGGAACAGGCGATCTCCATGGCTATGGAAGGCCTTGGCCTGGCCCTGCTTGCATTTGCTCCTGACATTGTCTTCTTTATCAGCGCATTCTTTACCACCGAGAAGATGTTCAAGCTGATCCGCGCCCGGGGCCACAAGGTGGTGATCCTGGCGACGGAATCGCCGTACCAGGACGACGAGCAGGCGCTGCGCGGGCAGCTGGCCCACCTGAACCTGCTGAACGACCCGGCCAACCTGGGCATGTTCCGCGCGCTGGGTGCCCCGGCCGAGTACCAGCCGCACTGCTACCGGCCGTCGGTGCATTACCCGCGGTCCGGCCCGGTGAACCCGGAGCTCGTCTCCGACTTCGTGTTCGTCGGCACGGCGTTCGAGTCTCGGATCCGGTTTTTCGAGGAGATGGACCTGAGTGGCATCGACACGATGATCATGGGCAACGACTGGGGGAAGCTGCCGCTGGACTCCCCGCTCGCGAAGCTCGTGGCCACCGGCGCCGGGAACGAAGCCGACTGCGTCACCAATCCCGAGGCCGCGGAACTGTACCGTAACGGCCGGACCGGGCTGAATTTCTACCGGCGCGAGGGGGAGAGCACTCACGAGAAGGACCGGGCGGTCGCGCTGGGCCCGCGTGAGGTGGAGATGGCGGCGTGCCGGCTGCCGTTCGCCCGCGATCCGAGACCGGAGGGGGATGAGCTGTTCCCGATGCTGCCCCGGTTCACCAGCCCGGGGGAAGCCGGGGATCAGCTGCGCTGGCTCCTGGCCCATGACCGGGAACGGGAGAAGATGGCTGTCCAGGCCAGTGCGGCGATCGCGGACCGGACATTCCTGGCCAGCGCGAAACGCCTGCTGACACGGCTGGACAGCCTGTGACGTCCGCGGACGTTCCCGGACAGTCCAGGACCGCAGCCAGTACCCGGCCAGCTCGCCCAGGTGCGCAGCGTGCGGGACCAGCAACGCGATCCCCCAGCACGCCATGAGGAGCCCGTACAGCAGCGCCCAGGATCCGGCGATCGCCACGATCAGCACCACGCCTGCGGGGATGCCAGAGCCGGCCTGACACCGTGACCCAGGCCGGCTCATGCAATCCCGGTCCGGCTAGTTGCCGGGGACGGTGAATACCTCGTCGGCCGCCGCTCCGGGGTTGACCGTGACCAGGACCGGCGCGGGGACCGCGATCGGGGTGGCGCCGTCCGGGCCGAGCAGCGGGTTGCCGTTGGCGTCGGTCACGGTCACGCTCAGCGTGGCGGTGCCCGCGATCACCTCGGTCAGCGGGAACTGGATGTTGGGGACGCTGTTGGCGTCCGCGCCCGCGACGGCTGCCCCGACGGTCAGGACGGACGGAGTGTCGGAGGCGGCCGTGGCAAGCGCGCCGGCCGGGGGTGCGACGGCGTCGCCGTGGTCGTCGGTGAAGGACAGGACGGCGACCGAGTTGGCAGAGTCGACGGTAAGCGGCATGGGGTCTCCTTTGATGACGAGCAGCATCTGGGCAGCGGACCTCGGCCTGATCCATGAGACGTACTGCGTGGCCTCGGACATCAGCGCCGCCGGAGGAGTGCCCGTGCCGATACGGGCGATGGCAGCAGCTATCAGCGCGACGGCCCTGGCAGTGGCGTCATCCACGGCCTCAGCGTAACAGCAGGGGACGTTCCGGCCGCAAAGAACGGGAATCTGAGTCGTACCCGTTCGCGGACAGCAGCTCCCGGCCGCGTCCGGTCAAGCGCCACTGCCCGGGCGAGCGGCCCCCGGGGCGCCCGGCTTTCGTCAGGGCGATCAGCGGCTGGTCCCGGCGGGCCAGCCCGTGCAGGCAGACACGGACCTGGACCAGGGTCAGGCCGGGGTCCCGCCGGGTCACCAGGTTCAGGATCCCGGTTGTCGTCGCAGTCCCGCCGAGGGCGGCCAGCGCGGCCAGGCACATGCCGGAGATCCCGCCCGGCAGGCGGCCGTTACGCTCCTGGCACGACGGGCAGCGGCACCGCGGGCAGCTCACCGGGCCAGGTTAACGGCCTGCTGCCTTTCAGGCGAGCCCACAGGAAGCCCAGGCCCGGGTGCCAGGTAACGCACCACAACCCGCCGGGCCCGGCGACATGAACGTGCTGGCCAGACCGCGCGGCTGTCTCGGTGGCCTGCCTGGCCGCAAAAGCCTTGCCGCTGCGGCGGCCGGCGAAGACGGCGGCCCGGTACGAGTCCATGCCCCCAGGCTAGGAGCCCGTACCGTGCAAGACAGAAACAGGCGCGGGCCGGGCTCTGAAGCAGTCTACGCCCGCCGCGGGTTTTCCGGGCCCCGTCCGGACCAGGGTAAGCCGCGCGGATCCGGCACCTGCGCCCCGGCCCGTCAGCCGCGCCGCCGGCGTATTCCTGCCCGCAAGGCATCTCAGCCGCGCAGTGCTCGTACCTGACCGACCTGTCGGGCGCGGGGCTGCCGGTGCCGTCCAACGCGCTCAACGCGGCCGGGATCATCTGCGTGAACCTGCGCAGCGGCGTCACCGCCGAAGCCCAGGCTCAGTCCTTCCAGCTCGGGCACCCGGCGTTCTCCCCCGGGCAGGCGCAGGAGTACATCGCCATCACCCAGCAAGACATGTGCAAGTAAGCATCAGGCGCCGGGAGGCCCGTCCCGGATACAGGGGCGGGCCTCTCGCGTACCGGTCACAAGCCCCACCGCAGGTTCTCCAGCCGGTCGTCGGCTTTGCCGCCCTGGCCGTGCCGGGCTCGCTGACCGGGCTGCGGCCTCCCGCGGAACGTGAGCAGGACCAGGCTCCCCACGGTCACTGTCGTCACCCGGCCGTACTTGCAGAGCAGCACCACCCGGTACCCCCGGGAGTTCAGCTGCGGGACCAGCAGGCCGCCGCGGGTCCCGGCCCGGCCCAGCGAGCAGACGTTCCCGCGGTCGCTCGCCTCATACCAGGCCGCGTAGCCGGGTACCGGCAGCCACCGCTCGCCGTCGTCATCAGGGTTCGCATGCAAAGGCCCGTACCGTGCTGCCACAAGAGTGAGCGTCGCCGCTCCAGCACGGGCCGGGCCTTTTCCCCAGCATAGACGGTGCCAGCCGCGGGTGTTCATAAACCAGCCGGGTTACCCTGATGGGGATTATCTGCCGCGGCCGTAGTTGCCCAGCACGAATGGAGCCGGCTCCCTTATCACGCTCTGTGAGGGAGCTGGTTACAAAGTGTCACGTATCCATGGTAGGAACGGTGTGGCCTACGTCGCGGTCGACTCCTACCTGACGGCTGGCGCGGCCAACCCGATCGCATCCCCGATGGCCTTCCTATCGGACTGGGATGTCAACTTCGTTATTGACACGGTCGACGTGACCGCCATGCAGGACCCGAACCACATCTACGTGGCCGGCCTGCCCGACGCCAGCGGCGACTTCTCCGGCTTCTACGACACGGCGACGGCCCAGACCTACGTGGCGGCAGTCGACGGCCAGCCGCGGAACTTCTACCTGTACCCGAGCACGCTGGCCGCGCAGATGGGCCCGCCCGCGCAGTATTTCTTCGGGACGATCTTCGCGGACTACTCGCTGTCCGGCGGGGTCACCGCGGCCGTATCGCTCAAGAGCACCTGGGTCGCGGCGAGCCCAATCCGCAGGTACCCGGTCTACGGCCTGGCCGGCACCTGATCAGGCGGCCGGGCCGAAAGCCCTTCCGTCCCAGCCGCCCCGTATATGCCAGACACGCACGGCCCGCGACCGCGGGAGCTGCCCTCACCCCTACCGAGAGGAGTCCCGCATGGGCAGCATCGCGAACGGGCTCATGTTCATCAGCACCTGCATGTGCGCCGGAACAGGCTGCGGCGGTCACCTCATGGCCGTCACGCCGGGCGGGTACCAGAGCGCCGTTCAGCACACGTACACCCGGGCCTGTGACGGGTTCCACCCGGCGGGGCCGTGCCCGGAACCGCGCGTCACCCACTCGGTTCTCGCCCTGCCGGCGGTGACCTGATGGCCGCCGGGCAGGACGCCGGGCTGGACATCGACTTCGACCGGGAGCTCGCCGGCATCCAGGGCCAGGTTGCCGGGGTCGAGCCACTGCCCGCGGAACCGGTCGTGGTGAACGGGACGGTGCAGTCCGCGCCGTTCATCACCCTGCTCGGGAAGCGGTTCCGGATCGCGGACAAGGTGGGGCTGATGCCCTTGCTCAAGTTCGCCGCGTTCAGCGACATGAGCACCAATGACTCCCGCGCGCTGGGTGCCATGTACGCGATGCTGCGGGACTGCATCCACCCCGACGACTGGCGGGCGTTCGAGGACCACGCCACCGACACCAAGGCCGACGCCGACGACCTGCTGGACGTGATCACCAAGGCCATCGAGGCGATCGCCGCGCGCCCTACAAAGCCGTCACCCGTCTCCTCGGCTGGGCGGCGCGGAATCTCGGGCGGATCGACGGCCAGCTCCTCCTCACGTCGGGCCAAGGCGTCGAAGCGCTGACCGTCCGGCAGCTGTGCAATGTGGCCTACGCCCTCCTGGCCGAAGGCCTGCGCACGGAGGAGGAACTGGAGGAACTGGACATCCGGACCGGCATGATCGCGGACCCGGCGGACGAGGCGATCGCCGCGCTGCGAGCACACCAGGAGGCGACGGGCATGACGTTCGATAACCCCGATACTCCTGTGGCGGCGCCCTGGCCCGGGGACGGCATGTGATGGCCGGCACGTTCGATGACGTGGACCTGGACGACGCCGCGATCTTCGACATGCTCAACTCCGCGGACGGCCCGGTCGGCCTGATGGTCATCGAGCTGTCCGCCCAGGCAGCTGCCGTGGCCACCGCCGTCGTGCACGTCCGGCCCGGCACCCCGCGCAGCACCGTGTGGAGCTCGCGCAGCACCGCCCTGCCGCCCGGCTACACCAAGGCCAGGATCCGGCCGCACCTGGCCTGGGGCGCGCAGACCGGCGAGATCTACGGCGGCGTCAACGCGCCTTACCCCATCTCGACCTGGCTGGAAACCCCGGCTGAGCAGATGTACCAGGAGTACCCGTTCCTGACGACAGGGCTGTGGTCTTTGGAGGGGTCCCTGTAACAGTACTCATCTAACGGTTACTAGCAGGCAGCGCCTGATGGCAGGGCCGGAGGGAGGTGGTAGATAAATGGCCCGAATGCTGGGCGATTTACTAAAGTGACGCATTCGTGGTCATTTTAACGCCCTAGATCAATCCCAAATCTGACACGTTCAAGGCCCAGCTGCTCGCTCAGCTGAAAAAGGCCATGGCCGGCGTCAGCGCTGACGTCCCGGTCAGCCCGGACACCACGGGGTTCCGGGCTCAGCTGATCGCGGCGGTGAAAAAGGCTTCCGCCGGGGTGAACGCGGATGTCCCTGCTGGCCCGGACACCACCGGGTTCCGGGCCAAGCTGATAGCGGCGGTGAAAAAGGCCGCTGCCGGGACAAGCGCTAACGTCCCGGTCAGCCCGGACGCTGCCGGGTTCCGGGCCAAGCTGATCGCGGCGGTCAAGGCCGCCACTGCCGGGGTGGACGCGAGCGTCCCGGTCGGCACGGACCTGACCGGCAGCGGGCTGCTCCGCGCGAAGATCGAGGCCGCGCTGGCCGGGCTGCACCCGGACGTCCCGGTCACCCTGGATGCCGAGAGCGCCGCAGCCGTCGCCGCGAAGATCGAGGCGGAACTGGCCGCGCTGCACCTGGATATCCCGGTCGGCATCGACCTCAATGACGCCGCGGAGGCCATCGCCGCCCTGCGGACCCTGATGCGAAGCCTGGGGCTGGCTGACTTCCTGGACATCGACGTGGCGCCGGGCCGGATCATCTCCCAGCTGCAGCTGCTGAAACGGAAGATGAACCAGGCCGGGATCGCCGACCTGCTGGAAGTGAACCTGAACCAGAGCCAGATGGACCAGCAGCTGGCAAAGCTCAGCCACGTCACCGAGGAAATCCCGGTCGAGCTCGACGTCTCCAAGCTGCCGGGAAAGCTCGGCGTCGAGGCCGACGTGACGAACGCCGCCCAGGACGCGGCCGACGCGCTCCTGCTCGCGGCCACCAGGGTCCTGACCGAGGCCACGATCGCGCTCAACGTCACGACCGCGCCCCTGATCCCCGCCACGTACCTGCTCATCGGGGCTACCGACGCCCTGACGAAGGCAACTATCGCCCTCACGGCCGCCACCAGGGCCGAGAAGGGGGGCGGGCCTGCCGCTGCCGCTGCAGCTGAACCAGGGGCCGCCGGAGAGCCCGGGGTGCTGCCAGCCGAAGAAAAAATCCCCGTCGACTGGGACGTTCCGCCGCTCAGGCCGCTGGCCGACGCGGCTGCGCGCGGGATAAAAGAAACGATACCGGTTGACTTCGACGTCTCCCGGATGCCTGCCGAAGCACTCGCGCCGCTGGGCGAGAAAGTCGACATCACGGCCAGCACGGCCCAGGCGCTGGGGGCAGTCACCGCGCTGCAGGCGAAGCTGGCCATGCTCAGCGAGAAGCTGACCGACCTGCGGATCGGCGCGAACGACACGGCTGCCCTGGCGACGATCGCCGCGCTGCAGGCGAAGGCGGCTGCCCTGACCGAGGCCGTGCGGAAGATCATCTTCGCGGCGGACACCAGCAAGCTGGACGCGGCGATCGCGGCGGAGACAGCCAAGATAACGGTCCTGCAGCAGAAGATGCGGGACCTGCAGGTCAACGCCGACACCGCCGCCGCTACCGCGAAGATCGCCGCGCTGGAAAAGCAGATCGCCGGGCTGTACGCCGGCCTGGAGAAGATCGAGGAGACGGGCGTTGACCTCGATATCAACGCCGCGCTGACCAAGATCTACGCCCTTGAAGCGCAGCTGGCGGTCCTTAATTCCGACGCCCGGATGATCAAGCTCAGCGCTCAGACAGCTGTCTTCAACGCGCAGATCGCTGCCTCCGCGGCGAGCATCGAGGCGCTGAAAGCCGAGGCCGCGGACGTCGTGCTCGGCGGCGGCGTCAACAGCACCGCCCTGGCGAAGGCTGAAGCGCAGGTGCTGGCGCTGGACGCCGCCGTGACGAGGCTGGCCCCCGCCGAAAGTGACGCCGCGACGGCAGCGGCAGCCGCGGCGGCGGCTCTCACCGCGGCTGGCGGCTCAGCGGGCGTCCTGACCGGCAAGCTGATCCCGCTGGACGTGGAGCTCGCCGCCAAGTCGGCCGCGCTGAAAAGCGCCGGGGTATCCGCGGTCGCGGCCGGCCTGGCGCTCCGGTCGTTCACGTCGGGCGCGACGGGGGCCGCGGGCGCGGCCAAGGCAGCCGCCTCCGCTGACGACGACGCCACCACCTCTCTCCTGGGCGCTGCGGTCGGGGCCCAGCGCGCCGGGATGGAGATGGCCGGGCTGATCGGCGCGTTCCGGGACACCGCCGGGATCGCCGGCTGGGGCGGGATCATCCACTCGGTCTTCATGCTGACGATGGAATACCTGGCTGTCGCCATCCCCGGCACGGTCGCGCTGGGCGCTGCTGTCGCCGTCCAGCTGCAGGCCTGGGGTGACATGTACGAGCGCATGTCAGCCATCTACACCGTTTCCGAGGCGCTGGGCGGCTCGTTCCATGACACCGCCGGCCAGATGCTGGGGCTGACTAACACCCTGCAGAACGCGCAGAACGTGTTCCAGACCAAGACCTACGAACTGCTCGGCGCTGCCATCAACGCGGTGAAACAGGACATGAGCAACGCCAACGGCGTAGGCCACCTGTTCATCGGGATGGGCGAGCAGGTCACGGTGGTGCTGGACCAGTTCGCGGCGAAAATCGACGTGGACCTGTCCAGCGGGATGGGCCAGTTCACCGGGCTGCTGTCCAAGGGCGTCGCCGACCTGACCGAGTTCGGGCAGATCCTGGGCAATGTCGGCCACGCCATCCTGGACTTCGCCTCCGACATGCCGGGGCTGGCCGAGGTGATCCTGAAGGTGATCGACGGGATCACCGGGCTGCTGCTGTGGATCAGCAAGCTGCCGCCCATGCTGATCACCGTCGTCATGGCGATAGAGGAGGCCTACCGCTGGTCGGGGTACCTGGCCGCCGTGTTCGGGCTGGTCGGCAAGGGCATCGAGCTGCTAGGCACGCTAGGCCTGCCGATCATCGCGAAAATCGGCAGCAACATCTCGCTGATGTTCGCCAGCATCATCCGCGGGGCCTCCGGCGCGATCCTCAACCTGGGCATGATCGGGGAGAAGCTTCCCGTCATCGGGGAGAGCGTGGCCCGCGGGGCGACGAGCATGGCCGCCGGGCTGGAGGGCGTCGCCGCGTTCCTGGCCGGGCCGTGGGGGATCGCGATCGGGCTGGCCGTCGGCGCGCTGGTCGTGCTGGGCGTCTGGCTGTCCAACACAAAGACCGAGACCCAGCAGTGGGTCGACGGCCTGGAATCCGCGATCAAGTCCGCAGCCGGGCTGGCCCAGATCGGGTCCACCGTCCAGGACCTGGGCGCGGTGACCGCCGCGCTGGGCAAGGCCCAGGATCAGGTCACGACCGGGCAGACGAAGATGACGGCCTCCTCCGCGCAGGTATCCAAGGCCCTGGACGCGGTGAACAAATCCGGCAGCGGGAACCTGCAGACCTTCAGCCAGTACCTGAAGTCAGTCCAGGCCAACAGCCAGGCCCAGGACCAGTGGGGCGCCAGCGTTTCCGCCGCGGCAGCGAAGGTCCCGACGCTGACCGCGGCGCAGAAGCAGCTGAACACCGACTTCGGTACCGAGAAGGCCAACGTCCTGCAGCTCGCTTCCACCTACAAAATCAGCTACGTAGAGGCGGCGATCCTGGCCGGCCAGGCCGGGGCGAATCTCACCCAGTCAATGAAGGGGAACAGCACCGCCGCGCAGGAAAACCTGCAGATGGTCAAGAACTACATCGCCGGGCTCGGCGGGATGGGGGCGGTGCAGGGCCAGCTGGGCGCCGACGTCAACGCGGTCACCATCGACGCTGCCCTGCAGGCCACGATGGTCTCCAAGCTGACCACCGCCTGGACCGACGTGATGAACATGGTGCAGGCGCCGTCCTCCAGTTTCCTGAGCCTTGCCCAGAGCCTGGTCCAGTACAACGCCGACGCGGGAGCGGCCGGGGCGACCACCACCGGGCTGGGCGGCGCGGTGGCCGCCACGGCGAAAAAGGTCAGCACCGCCAGCATCCAGCTCCAGCAGGACTTCAACGCCGCCGCCAGCGCAGCCCAGACGATGCTCAACTCGCTGTACGTCACCTCGACGGTCACCGGCAGCAACGGCCTGCTCATCCAGGGCATCAAGGACACCATCGCCGTCCTGCTGCCGCTGGCCGGGAGCAACAAGGCCGCCGCCGCGCAGATCCAGGTCCTCGCGCAGGAGGCGAACCTGGGGGGAAAGACCCTGCCCCAGCTGGCGAAGGCGGTCGGCGGTACCAAGGACCCGCTCACCGACCTGTACAAGATCAGCGGGGAGGCCGCCACCCAGCTGTCCAACCTGGGCAAGGACGCGTCGAACCTGGCGAGCACCATCCAGTCATCTCTCAACCAGACGCTGGTTGCCGCGGCCGAGCAGCTGACCGGGGTGAGCGCCAAAACCTCGATTTACCTGCAAGACCTGCAGAACCTCGGCGCGGGCTCGCCGGTGACGCAGGCCGCGCTGGACAACCTCAACGGCGCGGTCGCCCAGGCGAACGTCCTGTCCAGCCAGGCAGCGGGCGGCATCAGCGCGCTGACCGGCAAGGTCACGGCCGAAGGCACCGGGACCGCCGCGCAGCAGGCGAACCGGCAGACCCTGCTCACCGACATCACCAACATCATCTCCAAGGCCCCCGGCGCCGGCAGCGCGATCCAGAACCTGATCACCAAGATCCAGCAGCAAGGATCGACCACCGCCAGCCAGCACGGCGACCGGCAGACGCTGATCAACGACCTGGTAGCCATGAAGGTCCCGCTGTCAG